ATACAGATGGAACTAAATTAGAATTTGCTGCTGGTGTTCAAAAAATTGGTGCAATCAATAACCGATACACGGTATACAAAAATCCATACATGAAAGAGAACATTATCCTTATGGGATTCAGAGGAAGTCAATTCCTTGAAACGGGTGCTGTATTTAGCCCTTATATTCCATTGATTATGACTCCACTTGTATATGATCCAGTTAACTTCACTCCACGTAAAGGTGTTATGACACGTTACGCGAAGAAAGTGGTTCGTCCTGAGTTCTACGGTAAAGTATACGTAAGAGGATTAGAAACTCTTTAATAGTTAATTAAATTTTTAATTGATTTAAAGACTTAACTAATTAAAGGAAAGGGATGGCTTCGGTCATCCCTTTTTTACTGTTTGAATATTTATTATAAAAGATATGGCAGTAGAAAGAAACAAATATTCCATGGAAGCGATTATTCGTTATGATGGTCGATTAATTGACGTATTAGATAGAATACGAGCAGTTCGTTTAGTATTAATGGTGCATATCGAACAAGATCTTGGACCAGACAAAGAGCGAATTACTATAAAAATCATGACACCTTATGCTCCAAGGGAATCATTTCATGCAGTTAGAAAAATGTGTTTAGGTAAAATTGAAACTCTTAAAGACATGACTCTGCAAGAAACAACGCTTACAAAATTACACTAAATTAAGGATAGTTATGGCTACACTAAACAAGGAGAAAACTCCACCGAAGAATGATATTAAGTATTCAATTACATTATCAGAAGAACAAAAATCAGCAAAAGCAAAAATAATTGAAACGCCATTTAATTTTTTATTAGGACAAGCAGGTTCAGGTAAAACTTTATTAGCAGTTCAAATTGCATTAGATATGTTTTTTAAACGCCGCGTAAATAAAATTATTATAACTCGACCAACTGTATCAAATGAAGATAATGGATTTCTTCCTGGCTCATTAGCAGAAAAAATGGATCCATGGTTAGTTCCGATTCGATCTAATATGCGTAAAGTTTATAACAAACCTGAGATATTAGATAAAATGGAAAAGGAAGAAAATATTGAATTAGTTTCATTATCGCATTTCCGCGGACGTACTTTTGATAATGCAATTTGCATTGTAGATGAATTTCAAAATTTAACTAAACAACAATTACAAATGGTGTTGTCTCGTCTAGGAAAAGACAGTATAATGATATTAACGGGCGATAAACATCAAGTAGATTTAAAATTTAAAAATGATTCGGCAATACACGAAGTTCCTAAAATTAAAGAATCACGTTTTGTGAATGAAATTATTTTAAAAGATAATCATAGACATGAAGCGTTAACGGAGATTTTGCGACTCTTAAATGAATCATATTGATATTTATATAAAAAGGAAATACTATGGATTACTCAGAAAATAAACCAATATGGCCCGGCAGTTCTTCGTTTACAACTGGATCGACGCCGTTTGGATATTTTGATGCAGATCCGGTGTTTCAATCTCATGCAGATAAATTTGCAACATTTGCTGCTCGTACAGTTGGATATCCAATAATGGATGTTGAACTTCAAGATGTAAATTTTTATACGGCATTCGAAGCAGCAGTAATAGAATATTCAAATCAGGTTAATCAAACAAATATTGTTAATAACTTGATTAATACTTTAGGAATTCAAACCGGCTCTGCATTTTTAGGTAATGGTAGTTTCACCGGAAAACAAGTAGGAACATCTCTTAATTATATTGTAAAATTAAGTAAAGCTTATGGACAAGAAGCCGAATCTGGAGGTTATACAAAATGGTATTCTGCTTCAATTGATATTATTACCGGAAAACAAACATACAGTATACGACAAGCAGTTTCAGAATCGTTTGCTGCAATTGGAAAAACATTATCCGATTCAAGTTCAATTGAAATTCGTCGCGTAATACATGTGCCGCCACCAGCAATAGTTAGATATTTTGATCCATTTGTTGGTACTGGTTTAGGATCTCAAGGTTTATTAGATGCATTTGATTTTGGCGGATTTTCTCCTTCGGTTAATTTCATGATGATGCCAATACATGCAGATTTACTTCGTATTCAATCAATTGAATTTAATGATCAAATACGTAAATCGCATTTTTCATTTGATATACATGGTGATGATATTCGTTTATATCCAGTCCCAGGTACTCCGGGTGAAGTAGGTATTCCATATTATGGCAATATTTGGTTTGAATTCATGTTTGAAGAAGAAAAAGCTGCCGGCGCTCTTTTATTTGGTAATACCGCACTTTTAAACGGAGTTGTAAGTGACGCATCAAATATACCATATACTTATCAAACATACGGGAGTATTAATGATATGGGGCGTAGTTGGATATTAAGATATGGTACCGCACTCGTAAAAGAAATGTTAGGATATGTACGTAATAAATATTCCTCAGTTCCTATACCTAATGGTGAAGTAACACTTAACGGTTCAGATTTAGTATCACAAGGTCAAACTGAAAAAGGTGAATTGATAACTCAATTGCGAGAATTTTTAGAAAAACTAACAAAAGAGCAAATGTTGACACGTCAAAATGCAGAAGCAACACAGATGATGGAATTGTTAGCAAAAGCTCCATTACGAATTTATGTTGGATAAGGAGATAAATTATGGCACTTTTTGGAGGAATACGAGATGCTCGTTTTTTAGCTTCTATCAACGCTGAATTAATTAATGCAATTGTAGATACAGAAATTGAGTTTTTTAAATTAAATGTTGAACAAAGCAAATCAAATATATATGGAGAGTCGGATAGAAAATCATATTACGATTCTATATTAATTCCATGTTTAATTACAAAAGATGAAAAATCTAGTGTAATGGATGATTATGGTCATTCATATACTAGAACCGGGAAATTTGCAATTTCTAGAGATTTATTAGAACGAATTGGTTTATATCCGCAAGCCGGCGATATCATATTGTGGGATAATGAATATTTTGAAATAGATAATGTTGACGCAAATCAATATTTTACAGGAAAAAATCCAGAAACGTGGCCAAATGGCTCTAATCACGGATATAGTGTTTCAATTATTTGTGATGCACATGTAACTGCACAAACGCCACAAGGAATTAAAGATATACGAAGAGGTGGCGATAATAAAATACCTAAAGGATATTAATGCCTAGATTGAATAGACAAAATATAGATCGAAAAACAAATAAACCCGAGCCATTTCGAGTAGAAAGCATACATGGTGATCGTATATTAAATCGCGTTGAACAAATTAGACGCGATGATGATGTAATTAAAACACCACGTCGAACATTATTCGATATAGATTATGCAATAAAATGGTATATTGAAAATGAAATTCAGCCACAAATTGAATCAAATCAAGAAATTATTAACGTACCGGCGATATTTGCAAACGGAGAAAAATGGGATAACGTACAACGCCTAGGATATATACGGGATGAAAAAGGAAAATTACAATCTCCAATGATCATGTTGAAACGAGGTAGCGTTGCCGAACGAGACTCATATCGTACATTAGATGTCAATTGGCCACAAGCAGGAAATCAAATAATATATCGTACGAAATATAACGAACGCAATCGATATGAAGATGAATTGTTTCCGATACCTAATAACGTACCAGCAAATTCAAATAAAATATATGTAGTTGATATACCTAAATATGTTACTATAGAATATGAAATGATGTTATGGTGTGATTTTACTACGCAAATGAATGAGTTAATAGATCAAATTCTTCCGTATAATCGTTTTGCTTGGGGAAATGAAGCAAATAAATTTGCAACATCAATGGGATCTGTATCATTTGAAACAATAAATACAGTAGGCGAAGATCGTTTAGTAAGAGCAACAATACCATTAACAATTCAAGCAACTCTATTATCAGGACAAGAAGCTCGTCTAGAAACAATTAAAAAAATGTACTCAGTTAAAAAAGTTACATTTGATGTAGTTGTAGATGTTGGTAATTTAAACATATTTTCTACTACAACTCTTCCGCAACAAGTATTACAACAAAGTGGAAATGTATTATCCGGAGGTAGTATCATTGTTTCCGGGGGTGGATCATCAACAACCATTAATGCAACTACAATGTCATATTTAATCAATTTGACAGAAAAAATAGGTACGCGCGTTAATAATACAACAATTACTATTGCAGCATACGCAGCAATTAATCCAGTAACAACACTCGTTGCAACCGTAAATGAATTTGACATATACATTAATGGACAATATGTAGATAAAGCTACTTATACATGGACACCTAGTGATGTTGCAACTCAAACTATAACATTTAATACCACAATGTTAGGATATACAATAGATTCTTCCGATGTCATAATTATCAAAGGGAGATGGCAATAATGAGACAGTTTAAACCGGGACAATTACAATCAGGTTCACTATATCCAATTAGTGCAAGTTATGCACTTACAGCATCATATCTATCAGGTAGCATATCAATTGACACTGGATCTTTAGTAACAACAGCATCATTCAATGCATTTACTGCATCATATACAACTGGTTCATTTACAGGTTCATTTAAGGGCGATGGTTCTCAATTAACAGGAATTGTTTCATCAAAATGGACTGGATCAAATCCTATATCACGTCAAAGTGATGTTGAGATCACCGGGTCATTGCGAGTTCAAGGAAGCATCACCGGAAGTTTGTTTGGTACTGCAAGTAATGCTATAACTGCATCTTACTTTAACGAAACAGATCCTATCTTTGTTGCAAAATCTGGATCATTTGCAACTACTGGTTCAAATACTTTTATTGGTACACAAACAATAACAGGAAGTAATGGCAAATTAATTTATACAGGAACTACTCCTGGAGTAGGTTCTAATCCTACACTAGCAGAAGTGCATGCAAATGATGATTTTCCATGGCTGCATAGATTCTATAACGATACATTCTCAACTTCAAGTGCTGTAATGGCGTATTATGGATGGAATGATGGTAGATTTGTATTTCATAACGAATCAA